ATGAATTTGCACAAATTTAAATATATAGAAGGCTTTTTTTTGAATGTACTCGGCCTCTGTTTCGGAGTACTGATTCTGGTGTTTTTTGAGGGAGGCGCACTGGCTGATGATCCTATCGATATTAGTTTGGCTCCAAAAGGGAGAGTTAACGAAAGCTCTACACCAGAACTATCTTGGGGCTGCACGCCCGATGCTTCGGTAGCATTCAACTTGATTGAGGATCGGACTGGTAACCAGATAATGGATATATCTTGGGCCCCCATAAGAAGGGTTGGGTCAAATCGCTGTGGAAGCAGTGCGCAACAACATCTTGCGAAAAAAATTATCCCACCCTTGAAGCCGTTCCCTCCTTGCAAGGAAAAAGGTTGTATCAGGTATGCAACTTCAGCTTATGGTGGGTTGCCGCCAGGTGACTATACGTTAACACTTAGGATGAAATCATCGAATGAGCAGATCAGTAATTTCGTGTCTAAATTTTCAATTGTCGAAAATATATACTCAAACTTTAGTGGCGACATACCAGAGTGGAAGCCTAAAAATGGCATTGGGAACTGGAGTTCCTCTCCTGGCAAGTACAACGTGAGCGGGGATACTCGCGGCCAAGCATGGATTAGTCTTTTTGATGGAGATGTTATTAATAATAAAAAAGGGGCAATATTCTGGGATGGAAGGCACTTTCAGATAAGGATGTCACCTAACTGCTTTAGTGAAAGGTGTTACGCTGGATTGGTTCTGTATAACGCCACTCTTGGTCGGACAAATGGAATTGAAAGAGATGTTCGCCTCGAAGTTGTGATCAATGGTGATCAAAAATTATTTATTCGCGCTGTAAGCGATGAAAGTCCAAATGATTACACGGTGGTATTGGATGGGAAAAACATATCACAATATATTAGAAATAAATTGTTCTATACTATCGATGTTTATGTAAGTTTGGCATCGAGGTCTGGAAATATCAGGGTCTTTATTGAGGATGAACCAGTTTTCTGTGGGCAGAACAAAGTGGATTTTTCTGGAAAAAGCGGTGTGGTTTTTTCATCTCATGAGGACATTGAGGGGCTAGAGGTTGAGGAGTTTTCAGTTTGGCCAACTCCTTACTTGTTTCATACCTGTTATTGGGATCTACCATATGTCCCTTTTAATATTTAAATCCGAGTCTCTGCGGCACCGCCGACAAAGACTTCGACGTAGCACTCGTGAGGCGGAAAAAGCGGAATGAGGCGGTCGGCCAGGCGGCGTTTGCCACCCATCCAAGGGATGATAGGAGTAGACATAGAAAGCAAGACCTTTACTGTATATGTAAACAGGCACTAGTCTCGCCTCGCTTTGTGCACGGAACAAGAGCCTTGGCTGGACTTGCAGGGACCATCTGCAGGGACGGCGGCCGAGCTGGATGTTGACGCATCCAGACCGGTCGCTCTTTTTCACTTCGGTATTGAGACTTCTTTGGCGTAGGCCTGACAGGCCGCCAAGGCGATCAGCCCTTGGTCGCCGGCATCGGTGATGCCGATAATTCGTTGAGCATGCGCTGGGTCAAGTTGGGCTCTTGTGGGGACATGAACCACGCTGCCGGCGCCGGTACCGGCTGACACTGAACAGCCACTGGCTGAATCGGTGGCGTCGAGTAGGACTGACAGCCGCAAATCAGCAGTGGCCAGACGATCACGCAGGCGAGCCTGGTTAGTTTGAGCATCGCTCAGTTCCTTGTAGTGGGATTGTTCGCTGACCGACAGGCGCTGTTCGAGCTCGAGACGCTTGGCCTGATCGGCGCGCACCTGCGCGGCGGTCGCATTGCTGATGGAGGCGAGGTCATCGCTGTGCAATCGAGCCTGGTCTGCCAGCGCCTTGCCATAGCGCCAGTCCTGGACCTGCCAGGCCAACGCGGCAGCACCACCCGCGATGGCAACCAGCAGTCCACCGACAGCGATCATTCGATACGGCGCCGGTATCAGATCGACGAAACGCATAACACCAACCTCGCCCGCTCCCAGAGTTGCATCCGATCCGCCAAGCCATTCAGCCCGCCGTTGATCTTGCGGGTGATCGCCTCGAACTCATCCCGATCCGCCAACGCGTTCAGCTCGCGCACCCACCAGAACCACGCCGCCGATTCGGCAGCCCATTGCGGCAGTTCGAGCAGCTCGGGCGTGCGCAGTAAACGTTCGTCACCGAACAGTGCCAGGCTGCAACGCAGGTAGTTGCTGTGTCCGGTGATCTGGATCAGGCCGCGACCGCGATAGCGCTGGCCATCGCCGTCGGCGTCCGGTGTATTGCCCAGTTTCACGGCCAGACTGCCCGTGTCGTATTTGCTGAGGTACTGATCGCCACCCAGTTCACGAACGTACTGCAGCTGGCCGGACTCGTGCCCGACCTGAGCAAGAAAAGCGGCCTGCCGTTTCGGCGTATTAATTTGCCGGTGCGCCATGGCGGCGGTAAGGGCGGACGCAAAAACGCCCGCTTGGCGGCGGGCGTTTGGCATGATGCGTTGCAGCTGTTGTTCCGTGACAGACATAGCGAACTCCAGACGTAAAAAAACCGCACTGAGGCGGCGAGGTTTTCGTTACTGCTTCTCGACACTCACAACCTTGAGTGGCTTCGTTTCTTGCTTTTTCTTGCCCTTGGATTTGCCGTTCTTGCCGGCATTGCACTCGACCGTGGTCGACCATCCGGACTGGGTGAACACCTGCTCGACCGAGTCCGCCAGGTATTCACCATCGAGACCGATCTTGAAGCCCAGGGCGTTGATCGGCCGCTCGGCAAAGATGTCTGTCCGGCCGGGCATCTCAAAACGCACATCAGCGGTCGAGCGGTTGAACGCCGCCAAGCGGGCCTTGGCAGCCGCCTCGGCGGCAGTCTTGTTCGGATAGATATGCCGGTCGGTATGCACGGCCGGCAAACCATCGGGTGCGTCGTCGTTGTCCACGGTGACGACAGTGAGCTTGCCGTCCTTCTTGTTCTGATGTTTGGTGGACACGGCCTTGTGCGAGTTGCGATCGCCGAGGCTGAACTGCCAGCGACTGAGGTCACTGCGCGTCAGGGTAATCGCGCCGAAGGCCTTGCCACTGGCGGTCTGGCCACCTTGACGCGGCATCACCAGCAACTTGCCGTCAGCGACCTTGGCCGTGCAGTCGTATTGCTTGGCCAGGCGCGTGATGAAGTTAAAATCGGACTCGTTGAGCTGATCCACCCGGGCGACTTTTGTCGATACCGGACACACGGGCTGCCAGCCATTGCGCGCCGCGATGTCGGCGACAATCTTCGACAGCGGCACATCTTCCCAGCTTCCGCTACGAATGGTCTTGCCACTGCCGCGCATGTCACTGGCTTTGCCCTTGATCACAATGGTATCCGGCGGACCCGACACCTCGACCGTGTCGACCGCATAGCGCCCCAGCCGCGCCAAAGCGGTCTCGGCATAGCCGAGGTAGATTTCGATAGAACTGCCGCGCCGAGGCAGCACCACCTGGCCGTCCCGGTCATCGATGCGCAACTCGAATTCGTCCGAGTCCATGCCCGGTTTATCAGAGGTGCGCAGCAATAACAGCCGATCGTTGATGTTGGCCGTGATATCGGCGCCGTCGGCAACAATGCGAAAAGTTGGCGTCATGAATAGTTGCTCAAAAAAAAACCCGCACAAGGCGGGTTAGGAAAGTAAGGAGCTTGATGAATCAAGCGACACGAGTGTAGACCATCAATCCCACAGCGTGACTTGTTCCTGGGCAGGTGCTGCCAGATCCGGAAGTCTGATCAGCACACCTACGCGGTAGGGTTGAGGTTCGTCCGCCAATCCCTGATTGGCATCCAGTACCGCCTCGGTGCTGCCGTTCAGATGGCCGTATACGTTGTGGCAGATGACATCGAGCATGTCCCCATCAGACGTTCTGCATATCGTCGCCATAGCGTGCAAACTCCAGAGTGAACCCTTGTTTTCGTGGGATACCGCCGTGCAGCAGCGCGCCCTGTTCCTCGGCGATGCTCTTCAGGCACCAGGTCCCCATCACTTCGCCGTAACCCGTGGTCAGCGTCAGCGGTTGAAGCCTGGCGCCAATGCTGCGTAGCGTTTCGAGTTGCTTGAGGCCACCCTTGAAGCCTGGGTAAATCGTCCCTTTCAGCGTCAACTTTTCCTCTCCCATGCCCACGGCCTGCTGCGCCGGGCGGCGCGAAAGTCGCTCTTGTGAGGCCCAGCGAAATTCGGTGGAGCGGCTGAGCTCGTCGAACGCGGCCGTATCGAGGTTGAAGTAATACGGCTGAACCTTGGGATCGCGGGGCTGAATGATCAGCAAATGCGGGAACGGCTTCACCGCTTCCGGTGCCGGAGTGGCATCCGCGGCAAAGGAACCGGTAGGCACAATGTTGGCCAACGACGGACTGACTTTGCCGGCGACGTTGTTGATTGCCGTCGCTGCCTTGCCCGCCTGTTCCTTCAATGGGCCCATGCGATCCTGTATTTCCGAGGCGGCCCGTGTCGCGCGGCCATAGACCGCTGCAACTTGCCCGACCTTGGCCTGCGCTGCGTCCACACCGCGCATGACACGCTGCAGTTTGGCGCCGATCGCCGGCCCCACAAACGGGATGTTTTCCAGTTCGGAGGTGGCACCGGTTAATTCTCTGATCGCACCGTTGACCGGTCCCAGCATTCCGTCAGCACTGCGTCGCCCGGCTTCCCCTGCCTCTACCAGGTATTTGAGGCCTGACAGCAGCTGTTCCATATAAGCCATAAGGCCCCCTTACAGATGCGGTTCGTCATACAGCTTGGTTGCGTTTTGTTTTGCCGCATCCGCCATCATCCGCTGCATGTGCGGCATCAGGTCCTGCGCCAGGCGTTGCGGGTCCTTGACATCGCCCTGCACCGTGACCGGCATGCTCAGCGAGTACTGAAATTGCTGCTCCACTTTCGCCGACATAGGCTTCTCCGGCGCCTTGGGCTGGATTGCTACAGCCGGCGGCTTGGTCGGTGCAGCCACCGCCAGTGAACGGGCGACATCACCCGGCACCGGCGTCTGCGGAGACGGCGGGCGAACCATGAGCAAGGCACCTGAACCGTTCCCGGCGCCGGGTGCGCTATTCGCTGCGATGACTGGCTGGGCCTGGGTGGCGAAGCTGGGGACTGCCGGACCAGGACGAGGCGCCATCAGCAGCGGAGCGACAGGCGCCGCCGGCTTCGCTTCGGGCTTGTCGTGAGGCTTGTCATCTTCACCACCAAACAGCGATTTGCTCAGCCTGCCGCCTACCGCCGCACCGCCCTGACTGCCGAGATAGGCGCCGATCAAGCCCCCAATGGCGGTGCCAATAATCGGCACCACCGAGCCAATGGCCGCCCCCGCCGCAGCGCCGGCCATGGTGCCCGCCAACGACCCGGCTGCGGCTCCATAACCCTCTGCCTTTTCATCCTTGGTATTGGCGTTCTGGTAGGTTTCGAACGCCATGGCACCGGCTTCCATGAGCGAACCACCGGGAATCATTTTGCCGACCTTGCCAACTTTACCAACCACGCTCATCGCCGTACCAAGCTTGGGCATCACACCGGTTGCAGCCGGCGTCAGTGGCATTGACGGCCGTGGCAATGGCACCGGCGGGCGCGATAACGGTACCGCTGGCCGTGACGCCGGCGGCGTTGGGCGCGGCACGAACGGCCTGGCCGGACTGGCTGGCCGAGGCGGCGCCGAAACGCGACGACGCGAAGGATTGCGCCTGGCACTGCGCCCGCGACGGCGCGTTTCGCCCGGCCCTACCACGCTGCCGGTGACCCTGCCAAGGTCGGCTGCATTGACCACAAATACCTTCCGGACGCCGTCGCCATCTGCCCCAGCCTCATCGCCGCCACTGGTTGCTTCCTGCGCCAGCGAAACCACTTTCAGGCCCGTTGCGACCAGATCGAACTTGCCGACCTTCTTATCTTCTTGGCCGTCCGGTTTGTCGTCGTTGCCATCGACCGGTTGGCCCTTGAAGGCCGCCACCGTTTTGAGCCCGGCCTCCACCAGCGACAGCGCTTTGCCGGTTTTGCCCTTGGGGTCAGCCCCCACGACCGCACGGCCGTCCTCGGGATTGGTGACAAAGACCTTTTGCACCCCGGCGGCCTTGCCGCCGCCCAACGATCCGCGCGCCAGATTGAACAAACCTTTGCCCATCTTGAACGAACTGAGCAAACCCTTCAGCGTGATCAATCCACCACCGACCAAGGCGATTCCCGACACCACCCCGGGTGCGCTGTCAGACAATGAGGTAATGCTTTTGGTAACGGTGGTCAGCGCCGTGGCCACGGTATCGGTGACCGGACGCAAAGCGTCGCCCACGCTGCGCATCGCATCATCCATCGACTGAGCCATTTCGGCCCACTTCTGCGAAGACGACTCACGCCGTTCGCTGAGGTTTTTGTCGAGGATTCCCGTGGCATTGCGCGAATCGTTTTTAAGTTGGCTGTACAGCGCCTTGTTCTGCATGTAGGCCGACAGCGCGGCCTTGACCTGCATGTCGGCGAACAGGTCGCCGGTGCGCAACGACTCCTCGAGCGAGGCCATCATGGTCTTGGCCTTCTCCGGATCCGCTTCCTTGCTGATTTGCGCCGTAGCCTCGGCCATGGCCGCCGCCCGTTTCGGGTCGGTGGCCTGAATGTATTTCTGCGCTAGAGCCATGCTGGTTTCCAGCGTGGACATACCGTTCTGCAAACCGGTCTGCATCGAGCCCTTGTAGTCGATGCCGGCCTTTTTGTAGGCCTGGACGGTATCGGTCGAACCGATCTTGCCCATCCAGTTTTTCAGGTTGTTGGCCGCCTCATCCGAGCTTCCGGCCGTTTTCATCTGCACCTGCAGCATGGCGCCCAACTGCGTGACCGCATCCATGCCGGTGATGCCAATGCTGCCCATGTTGGCCAACAACTCTGGAAACCACTTGGCCATGTCGGCCGCTTCGAAGCTGCCCGCCTGCCCTTGAAAGGCGATGGCCTCCAGTGCCTGCTGCATTTGTTTGGGATCGGTGATCTTGGCGTTTTGTCCCAGCGCGTTGATCATCTTCGCGGTATCGACACCGCTCGACCCCTGCCCAACGACAAACTTGGCGGCGACCGGCGCGTACTCCAGGGCCTTACTCAGTTCCATGCCGGCGCCAACCAACTGGTTGACGACATCGGCCACGTCATTGCGCGCCATACCGGTATCGCGTGAGGTGTCGATGATCTTGCGCGACATCTCCTGCTCTTGTGGCTTGTTGGCAATGCCGGCCTTGATCGCGATATCACGAACAATGGCGCCGAAGTCGGCGCTGACCTTGGTCGGGATGGCCATGCCTGCGACACCGACAACCGCCGCGCCCACCGTACTCTTCATGCCGTTTTTTCCGGCATCGAGTTGCTGAAATCCTTTGGCTTTGAATTCGGCCTTATTGGCTGCCTGGCCCAAAGACCGATAGGCCTTATCCAATCGGCCGACCTCGACGCCCTGCTTTTTCAGGCTGTCGAGGTTGGAGTTCAAGCGGTTGAGCAATTTCGACGCCCCGGCGGCACCGCTGTCATGCGCCTTTTTCCACTCATCGCGCAAGCGAATGGTGTCGCCAATCGTGCGCTGCAGCACGCGCGCCTTGTTGCCTTCTGCCTCGAGGCGCTTGATGCGCCCCGTGACATCCTTGAAGGCCGCGCCGACCGTCGAACTGACGGCGCCGCCGATGACCAGCCCGAGGGCAATTTTGTTCGCCATGTCATGGTTCCCAGTTACACAGCATTACCGGTGGCGGCTCAATCCGTGAGCCACCACACCATCTCGGCAAATGGCATTGTCTGAATCTCGGCCAATGAGAATCCGGTCTCCGCCGCCAATCGTTTCGCCGCTACCTTCATGACCGCGGGATCAAATCCCGTCGTCGTGCACCAGGCGAAAATAGCCGGCCTGCAAGCGGTAGTAGTCCACCAGCTTCAGGCCCTCCAGATCGGCAACGCCGGCACCGGATAGCTCAGCAAACAACGTCAGCTCGCGCTGCTCGGCATTGCCATTGGACGCTCGGTCCGCCGCTCGCACTTCACGTACGGTCGGCGACCGCAGATTCAGCGTATCGACTTGCACCGAGTTGACCTCGCTCGGACCCGACAGCGTCACCTGTACGTTGTCAGCCGTGACCGACAGCCAGGCCGGCAGCAACGTCGGATCCGTAAACTGAGGCACCAGACGGGAATAGCCTTCCTGCAAACGGTGGTAGTCCAACAGCTTCAGACCTTCAAGATCCTTCAGCCCCACCTCAGTCAGGCTGGCGAACAACATCAGCTCGCGTTGTTCGGCGTCACCTTGAGCCGCCCGATCGGCCGCGCGTTCATCGCGCAGCGTCGGCGAACGCAGGGTGATTTTGTCGACCTTCACACCGTTGGCTTCGCTGGGCCGTGAGAGCATCACAACCGCGTGCTGGGTGGTGAGGGACAACCAGGACGGCGCGACTTTTTCAGCTTGAATCATCATCTGGATCTATTCCCTTAAAGGCCGAGCGCGTTCCGCACTTCGAGCAGTTGGTCTTTGCCGTCGATCACCTGAACGCCGGCGACCATGTCGATTTCGTACATAAGGCGGCCGTCGATTTCGAGCTTGTAGTAGGTGACCGCAACCGCGTGTTTGATCTCGGCGGGGTCGCCGGCCTTCCAGTCCCCCAGATCGACCTCTTTCAGTCGACCGCGCAAGGTGGCAACCACCGCCGTTACGGCCCCCTTTTGCCCCTTGAACGCGCCTCGGAAACTCCCATTGAAGGCCGTGCCATCGGCCAGGCCGAAGAACTTCAGCGACTCACGGCGCACGCCTTTGGTGACAAAGGACGCTTCCATTTTTTCCAGACCCTGGTCCATTTCGATGGGCCCGGCCATACCGCCACCGCGGTATTCATCGGTCTTGCTGGTCAACTTGGGCAGCGTCAAGCTCGGGACGTCGCCGGCAAAGTTCATCCCGTCAACGAACAGATTGGTGTTGAACAAAGTTTGAGGAATCATTGGCTGGGCCCCTTAGGCGGCTTCAAGAACTTCGGTCATCCATTGATCGGTGACTTCGAAAAGGAAATTCGGGTTTTCTGCCAGCGGCACGTCGGTGAAGCGAATGCGCCAATAGACTTTGCCCTGCGCGATCTGGCTGGCCGTGTTCAGTTCGGTGTCCGGGAACACCTCGAAATTGATGATCGCGCCCTGGGCTTTCAGGTCGCGCATGAACGAGTCCAACCCGTCAGTCACATCCTTGACGTAGGTCTTGGTGATCGAACGGTCGACGGCCCACTTGTGACCGGCCTGCACCGCGTCCATGAGAATGAACAGCGTGCGAACGCGGGTGACAAATGCCCATTTGGAATCGCTCGACAGCGTGCGGTTGCCCCACAGGCGATAGCCATCGTCGCGGATGATCGTCGCGATATTGGCGTTGTTCAGCAGGTTGGCCCGGCACGTCGCATCACCGTCCAGGTATTCGACGGCGCGGGTCGTGCCGGTGATGCCGGTGAACTCCTTGTTCGACGGCGAGGCCCAAAAGCCGTATTCCGCGTCAGTCCAGGCAAACAAGCCCGCCGCCCAGGCCGAACCTGGCGCGTCGACCGTCTTGCTGAGCTCGGTGTCCCAGTACTGCACGCCTGGGTCCACCATGAACAGGTTGCGACTGCCGAAGTTGTCGGCGTAGGCCATGGCCTCCTCGTCCGTGGTGCCGGGACCATCGATAATGCCGATAGCCCGCAGCTTCTGCGCCAGGCTATCCAGCGCCGTGGCCACGGCCTGGGTGGCGGTATGCCCCGGCGCGATCAGCAGCCGTGGCTGGGCGTTGAACAGGCTTTTGCCATCGAGCAGCGCCTGCAGGCCGGTGCGCTGTCCGGAGACCAACACGCCGCCGATGATCGCCGAGGTTTGCAAGGCAGCGTCTTCGAGCTTGGGCACGCCAATGGCGATGATCACCGCTTTGGCCTTGGTGTAGATCGCCTGACAGGCCTTGGTGATCGCCGAATCAGGGCCGAAGGCGGCAATGGCTTCGCGCTCGGTGGTGATCAGCTTCAGCTCGCCAGCCTTGGCCGTGCCGCCGCCGAGAACGCCCGGGGTGAAGGTGTCGCAGAGGCCAATGATCGACGACGACGGCAACGAGATCGTGCGTGCGCCGGTATCGACCGAGGTGGTGGTGACGCCGTGAAAGAAACTCATAACGTTCAATCTCCAGGAACGAAAAAACCCCGCAAAAGCGAGGCTGTGTGGTGTGTTCAGATTGCGAATAACGGAAAAGAAAACGCCCCGTCAGTGCGGGGCTTTAGGTGAGTTGATCAGCCAGCCAAGCCGGCGCCGGCGGACGGTGATCGAGCAACGGAAACTCGCCGGACTCCGGCCAGTTGCGCAGCGCCTGGCGGTATTGCTGCAACTGGCTGTATTGCTCAGGCGTCAGGGTCGTGGCGGCGCCCGCCTCCACCTCGTCACGGTGTCGACTTACGACACCATCCGTAGCGGCCAGCGTGGCGTCACGCCAGACGCGCTCGATTTCGGCGGCTTCCTCCAGCGTCAGCGGCGGAGGATCAACCAACACCGGATAACCATCTTCCCCCGCCACAATGCGTCGACCATGGGTCTGAAGCGCCAGCAAGGCGTCACGCTCCTCGGCGCTGTACTCAAGAGCGCCACCAGGAACGAAACTGCATACCGTGTCGTCGTAGAAAAACCCAGTCTCTGGACAATAAAAAACCGTCATACCCGCCCCCTAACTTTCCAGTAAAATGACACGCTGCTTGTGTAAAGATTGCGCACCGTAATACTTCCAGCCGCGACAGCCCTCACCTGTATTGTCGGCGACTGCCCGACACCAAGACTGCTTCCTTGATCGGCAAAGGTCAGCTCAACGCCGGTCGGCGCGGCCAACATGCCGACAGACAGCGTGATTACCGTCTCCGAACCGGAAGGCGCCGAAACGTAGACCCCCCATTGTTCAATATCGCCGCCCGGCAACTTTTGATAGCAATTCGGGCCAGTTAACGAGGCGCCAAAGTCAGTGGTGTGCTTTAACGATGCCGAGCCATCCAGAAAATAGTTGTTCCCTTGTACGGTCGCCATCAGCGATGCGCCGGGCTGCAGGACAACGCTCGGGATATTTACTGTGGCAATGACCGACATACTGCCGCCCGCTGGCGGCACCACGGTGGCCGGTGAACTTCCGACGTTTCGGATATAAATTGTCGATCCAGTCGGCACACTACCAATGGCCGGAAGAGTGAGTGTTACCGGGAGCGCGGAGTTTGCCAAAACAATACGACCAAAATCCGTTACCACCAGGGCGGCGTTAGCGGTATAGATCGACATGCCGCTGAGATTGCCGAGCGCCCGCTGCAAAAACTCAGCATTCACCAGCAACTTGCTGGCATCGAACTGAGGCGGGGTAAAGCCAAGCACTTTGGCAAATTGCAGTTGCGCCGAGCCCGACGCCCACCAGGCATTCGCCCCGTTACCGGCCAGCTCCAGGGTCGCGCCAGGATATAGCGCGATGCTGGTCGGCTGGTTGCCGTTACCGGCGTTGATCGCGTCAGCGCCGGCACAAACCACCGTCACGACACCATTGCCGATGTTGCGAAAGTGGATCGCGCCACCCGATGGCACCGCGTTGACGGCTGGCATGGTTAGGGTGAATTCCCCGATGGTCGTCACCAGCGTACCGACTGCGCCCGTGGTCAGCGTGGCGGCAGCCACGGCATTAGTAAACCCGCGATAGTTGCCACTGGCCCGGCGAATAAATTTCGTCGTGGCCACCCCTTCCGTATCGTCAAACAACGGCAGCGTGGCGACCGCGTATCTAACCGCGACCGTCCCGCCGATCAAGCGCCATTGACCGCCCAGCCGGATAAACTCCGCCGTTTCGCCCAACGCCATGACGATTGAGCCGACAGCGCCTGTCGAAGTGTTGACGGTATCGCCGCCAGCCGCTGGCGACACGGTTAGCCCACCATTGCCCGCACAAGCCACGGTGATAATGGCCGACGCCGTGGCCGGAATGGTGTTGGTGGCGGGTAGCGTACACGTCAGCATTGAGGCACTGGAAAAGCTGACCAGTCCACCCACCTCAGCCAACGTCAAAGCCGTGTTCACGGCCAACGACAGGAAGCCCGAATACTGCAAACCTTGCCGGCGCACAAACGCGCTATTCACCAGCAACTGACTGCTATCGAACTGCCCCGGGGTGTTCGCCGTGGGGCTGATCAGCGCCGGCGTGTTGATCGGCGCAAAACCTTGCGTCACATTCTGGAACGTCAGCGCCGTGGTGCCCACGACAATCAAGCCATCGGTGACCAGTTGCCAACGCGTGTCGGCCAGGGTGGCGCCCTGCTCGACCGACGTCAGCAACGCCGACGTCACTTCGGCATTGGTGTCGGCATCCGGCGCCCGGGTCCAGGCCGGAGCGGCCGCAATGTAAATGCCATTGTCCTTGGCCACGGTCTGGTTTTTCACCAGCACCCGCGCACCCGCCGGCACCGCCACCCCGTCGATCGTTTGCAAGCCCGCCAACGCAATGTTAGCCGTGGTGGCCACCAACACCGATTGCTTGCTGTCGAGCTTATAAAGCTCTTCCTGAATGCGTTGATCGACATACTCGCGAGTCGCCAGCACCACCGCCGGGTCAATCTTGAGCGTGATATTACCGGTACTGGCGACGATGAAATTCATCCGCACCACTTGCGTGCGGCCCGAGCCTTGCGACAGCACCGGCTTGAAGCTCGGCGCGCAGTTGGCCACCGCCACCAGATCGCCGTCGGCGTCGTACAGTCCGATCTCGCGAATCCAGAAACCGCCCTCATCGGCAGGGATAATCTGCTCGGCGATGATCACCGCCGGGTTGACCGGATCGACGCGCACTTGATTCAGCGGGCGGCGACGCCACTCTCTGATCAGGCTGGTTTGTGTCGCGTTGGGAATCGGGTCGGTGTCGTTGGCATCACCGACCCCCATGTGCGTGAACTTCCAGGGAACACCGAGCGCGTCGGCGTTCGCCTGCTTGGCCATCCCCACATTCGTGAGGATCGCGAAAAACTGCGAATTCGCATCAATCATAATAAACGTCCAGGGTGTCTATGGAATGTTCGCGACCCACCACGCCGATCGTTCCGGTGATTTCGATGTCGCGCATCACAGGCGGGTAAACGTCGATTTCGTCGCCTTCGTACAGGGCGACGCCGATGCTCAAGACGCCATGGGTTTCGAGACTGATCGCCAGCCCCGTCAGCTGGCGACTGACCGGTTTTGCGTCGTCGATCAGCCGTTCCAGCTCCTGATACATCTCCTCGGTGATCCCTTCATCCCGGACGCCAACTTTGAGCGCAAAGGTGCCCGCGACGCCTTGCGGCGCCATGTTGAACCACTCGATGATTTCGATCAGGTAACCCAGCGGCTCAACCACACGCCGCAGTGCGCCGATGGTCCCCTTGTGCGCATGGATGAAGTAAGAGGCCTTGATGGCGGCGCGTTTGGTCGCCTCGGTCCAACGGTAATCCCAGCGATCCACCGACCATGCCCAGGCCAGATGCGGCAACAAGTGCACCGGGCAGGTATCGGCGTTGTAGAGGTCTCGTAGCGGGACAATCGTTTTCTCGTAGAACGCGGCCTCCATGGCCCGTTCCAATTGCGTGCTGTTGATCGGTAATAGGCTTTTCATGTCAGCCCGCCAGCTTCACGGAGTAACCCGTACAGAACACCGCCTGGGCCTTGGTCGGAGCCAGATCTTGCCATCCGACCAGTTCAACCCGGGACACGCCGGCGACGTGCAACTGAGCGTCTACACCAGAGCGGGCAACCTCAATGCCGAGCCGCTTGCGTGGATTGATCCAGGCAGCCAACCGGCTTTTAGCTTCGGCCAGACTGGCATCCGCCTCGGGTCCGGCGCTGACCATGTGCAAAATCGCGTCGATCTGGTAACGAATCACCTGAGCGCTCTGCACCGTCACCCGATCGCACACCGGCCGCACGTCGTCGTCATTCAAAGCGGCGGCTACCGTGGCCAGTAGCGCAGGTGGCGCCTCGCCTTCCCCCTCCAACCCCAGCACCGTGACCGTCACGTAACAAGGCGCCGGGCTTTCAGCCGTGGCATCCGCCACCAGCCCCGAGGCGTTACGGGCATGCAGGATGTAACTGTTGCGCGGGCCTGCCGTGGTCAGCCCTTCGTAGGCCAACTGGATACGCTCACGAAACGGGTCGTCGTCTTCCATAACCTCCGGTACCGGCGGCACCGCCAGCAGATCCGGCGCCTGGATGACCAGTCGCTTCAGGTTGACGTTGGCCCCCAGGTGATCGAGGTCGCCGCGAATAGCGTGCGCGAGCAATACAGCCTTGCCCGCATCATTGACCCGGGCACGGTTGCCAACTTTGATATAAGCGCCGACCTCCAGCACCTTCACCACCGGGTCGCTTTCAAGCGCTGCGGTCCAGTTACCTCCCATGTATCCACGAAAAATCCCCAGGCCTTCCTGGTAGGTCTCTTCAAAGTCCAGAGGCTCCAACACAGTCGGCGCCGGCAACGACGACAGATCCACAATACTCATACCGCTACCTCCAACGTGACGCCGTCGCCCAGGTACTCGCCGACGACCTTCAGGTTGATTTGCCCGCCAATCACGGAAACGACGCGCACCTGATCCAGTTTCAAACGCGGCTCCCAACGACCCAAGGCGCGAGCAACTTCCGCCTGTACGGCGCTTTTCCAACCCTCGTTTACGGGCAGGTCAACAAACCGTCGGAGCTTGCTGCCATAATCCATCCGCTGCCGACGGCTGCCCAAGGGCGTCCCCAAGATGTCCGGGATGGACTGACGCAGGTGCTCGATGCCGGAAATGGGTTGGCCGGTGTGGCGATCCATTCCGATCATCTGCATCACTCCTTCAGCAGTTCGAACTCTTCATTGGCTTTCAGGAACTTGACGGCCTCGGTATCGGATGCCGGAACCGACACCACGCCTTTGCTCACCGGCAACATGTGATCGGTGTCAGGCACGATCAACTGGCGCGACGTGTAGACCTTGTCGCGAAATTTCAAATGCTCTGCTGCCGCGACAGGGAGCGGTTCGCGCATCGGTTCTGCCGACGCTTGTTCGTCGCTGACAAGCGTGTCGACGATCTTGGCCATGTGATTCTCCAGGCATAAAAAAGCCCGCATTGAGCGGGCTGTCGTGGATTGGAATCAGTGCGTGTGGTGGTTGCTGTTGCCACCGGCATCGATGATTGCACCGGCGCTGGTGATGCCTTTTGTGACGTGTAACGCACCGTCGATGGTGACCGCCGCTTTCAGGTTGATGTTGCCGGTTGTGACGTTGACGGCGCTGTCGGTTACAACCACTTCCGTGCTGGCCACCTTGATCGTCACCGTACCGTTGGGCAAAGTGATGCTGTAACTCTTGGCCTGCCAGTCGTAGATCAGCGAGCCGCCATCATCGAAGCGCCAGACTTCGACATGGTCGCGATTATCCGGCGGCCGTCCGGCATTGCCGTACAAGCCGGGGATGAAAGTACCCTGTGACACATCACCACTGGCGCTGACCAGGGTGCCCTGCTCGCCCAAAGACGGCGCCCGCCAGTGCCTGGCCTTGCCGGCGGCGATGCTGTGCCAGCGCACCCAGGCGCTGGTCCATTCGCCATCCGAAACACGACACGCCGGAGGCGAGGCAGCCAGATCGACAGCCACGACGTAACAAGCCTTGACCACGCCGGCGAGCATACGGTCATGCTGGGCGGGGACGTAGCCGCTCACAGCTGCTCCGCCGGGACAAAGTCCTCTTTGACATCGTTGTTGAACCCGATCCAAAGCGAGCCCGGCGGTTCATCCGGCCACGGCCACTCCTCCTGACCGAGGTACACCTGCTGCGTCCATTCAACCAGCCAGACGACATAGCCATCCAGCTCGGGGCGGGTCCAGTCTTGCAGCGCCTGGACAAACTCGGCGGGCTCGACTGGCAAACCCCAGGTCTGTGCGCGCAGCAGCACCGCGAGCTGGGTCGCCAGCTGCACCGCCTGCCGTTGATGGTGAGGCTGGATTGGATCGACGATAATTCGCGCCTCGAACTTGCAGATCAGCGTTGTCTCGCCGGTACCAATGTCGGTACCCGGCTCGATCTCGGCCAGTTCGATAAACACCGCTGGCAACGCGACCCGGTCGGAGATGCTTGGCCAGGCTGCCACCGATCTGACCCCGGGGAGATGGGCAGTCAGGTGTCGTTCGACCGACTGATAGAGCTGGTCCAGGTTGAAGGGCTCATCAGACATTGCCTATCCTCTTGAGGTACTTCTGCAGCTCAAAGTTGAGCTCTTGTTTCAGGATTTCCAGCAGACGTTCATCCGCCTTTTTCACCCAACTGTCGAAGTGCGGTCGCGCTTGCTCCAGTGAGACTTTCGCTTTGGCCAAGGGAAAGCGACTGCCATTTTCCGCCACCCACCCCGAACTCGGGCCCCGCCCCGGCGACACCTCGCTGTCTGGATAGTCGTCCGCATTGAAATGCTTGCTCGCCGTGCGGATCCAGATGTCCGGTTTGTTGCCGTAGACCTTCTTCAGGAACGCCCCCTGGTAACGGCGACCGGCCACCGACACACCGCTGCCGGTCTGCCGGGCTCGGCCGATGCGGCTGGATTCGATCGCGTTCAAACCAAACCACAGCTTCCCGCTGGTCGCGCCACCGGACACCGGATAACTACGCAACCGCTGACGCACCGCCGCAACAGCGATGCGTTCCTGCCGGCTGACAGCCCGAGCGATGTGCGTACGCAGCCAGCCCAACGTCTTGTTGATTGCACGCCGGTGCGCCGTGGCGGCCGCCTTGGGCACCAGCTTGGCGAAATCCTGAAACGCCTGCAGGTCTGTGGCCGAGGACTGGATAGAAATCATCCCGCCGCCAGCCGAGGGTTTGAAATAGCTGCCGACACTCATGGGCGTAACCTCAAGATCAAGGCAACCAAGCCGTCACCGCCCGGCTCCAGCTGCAGCAGATCGTAATCGCCGCCGCCATCCAAAGCCGGCAAGTCGATACTGACCAACAGGCCTTGCTGCAAGCCGTGCGAATCGCTGACGCGGATCTCGAAGCGAGGCTCACGCAACCCGGTGTTGAGCTTGCCGAACTTCGGCTGCAGCCAGGGCGCGGCAAACATGCCGAGCACTGGCTCTTCGCGACCCTCGATCCGCGCGCTGTCGCCCAAGGTTTCGAATACCACTGCATCGACCTCGGCGACCAGATCGCGAAAGCCCATGGTCAGAGCTCGAGTAGGATCTGCGCGCGCGGTCGCGTGCACAGGTGCAGGGGGTTGGATTGAGCCTCACCCGCCATGCCTTTGCCGAACTGCATTGGCTCGATCTTGCTGTAGTACGGGATGCCCTGAGTGTTGACCGTTTCCATGTAGTCCGCTGGGGCAAACACAGAGATATACAGATCCGGCACGCCTTCCGGGATCAGCAACGCTTTGTCGTCATGCACGAACGACACGCCGGCCACCTTGCCACGGTAGCGCTCCCAGATAATGCCGCCGAACTCGAAGCTTTCGCGGGCATCACCGCGCAGCGCCGCGGCTTGCTGGCTGTTCAGGTAAGTCTCTTTGACCGATTTGTGAACGATCAGCTTGTTCCAGAAGTTCTTGCCGCAGAAAGCGCGGGAACTGGTGCTGGTGACACTGCCGAGCGCATCCTCCTGCATATCCAGCGCTTCGCCGCATTTCACCCGGAGTTCGGTGCTGGGGTCAGCCAACCCCATCGGCAGCTTCTGACGCTGTACGCCAAAGCGGTCATACAGGTCCAACAGCACCGTCGAACCATCGGCATCAAGGATCAGACCATTGAGTGCACCCATGCGCTGGAATTCATGAGTCGCGTCCAGCTGACGGCGCGCTTTGGCCAGGCGCGCGTTGACCACGTCCTGTACCGCCTGAAGTTCCGTGCGAGTGCCGAATGCGCGAATGCCTTGGATCTCGTCGGCCTTGATGGTGAAACGCTCCGGCAGGTGCACGGTGTTGAACGGAATCAGATTGCGCTTGCTGGCTCCGACCACCAGGCCAGAACTTCCGCGTTCGCCTGCCGGTACCAGCGCCAGGGTGTCACCGTCCTTTTCGATCTGCACGGTCAGGGTGGTGATGCCCTCCTCGCGGAACAGGCCCAGGGCGCTGATTCGACCCGGCAGATACGGTTGCTCGTTGATTGCAGCGGTCAGCGCGGTTACAGCAAACGCTTCGTCGTCAAAAATGGCGATCTCGGCCATGGGTACTCTCCAGATATGAAAAACCCCGCTCAAGGCGGGGTGCATGAAGTAGGTTGTTCGACTTAGCGAACGATCAGGTAGTGAGTGGCCAGCGCCTTTTCGGCGTCCAGGTCCAGCCCGGTCAGATGGGCTTCGCTGACTTCCGCCAGGCGCACCACTGCGCGCCCTCTACGCACCACATCCGATTCACCGAGCGGACCGAAGAGGATCGCCACGGCCGTCTCGCTGCCGTCTTCGGCAGCTGGAGCGTACGGTGCAAACTCGCCGGTAGCGGTGACCAGGCCGAGAATTTGGCCGGGCTCAAGTGCGGCGCCCGCGGCGACGTTGATCGCTTCGCGTGAAATGTTGCCCGCGCCTTCGGACAGCAGAAACTCACCGGCGTGAAATGGTTCTTTTTTAATGGTCATGGTCTTGCTCCTTTCGCGCCGCGCGCAGTACCGGATTGAGCAGCTTGGCGAGCGGCCCAGATCGAAGTGGGATCAGGTTGTTTGGCCAGCACCTTGGGCGCCGGGTCATTGTCCAGCGGCAGGCTGTTGTCGATTTCGAAGCCCTTGCCACTGGTGACGATCTTGTCGAACAGACGCGCACGAACGGCACTGACGTCCAGGCCTGCCGTCACGTATTCGGCGCTGCACTCTGGCAAGCGGGCGGCCACGCACAGGTCATTCACGGCCTTGGCTCGTGTCAGACCGGCCTGCACGACTTCTTCGCTTTCGAGTCGGGTGGAACTGAGCAACGGCTCGATCAAGTTGCTGATGCCCGCCGCCGTGCAGCGCTGGGTGATCATCAGGGCCAACTTGGCCGAATCGATCACCGGCGGCACCAACGGTGGATCGTCCTGCGTCGGCTCGATATCAGGATCCGCTTCGGGGGGCTCGTCCAGCTGGGCCAACAAATCTGCCGGCACATGCTGGAACCGCTGCAACACGGCGCCTTGACCAAGGCAAGCCTTGACCGTGACACCGTCACCGATTTCATCAGCCAGGCCCAGCGCGATGGCCTCACCAGCAGTCAGCCAGGTTTCAGCGTTGACCATCCGCCGCAGCTCGACTTCGTCGATGTCTGGAGCCTTGGCCTTGTAGGCCGCGATGATCGCCTCCAGCGTCTGATCCAGAACATCGGCGACGCGCCGGAAGTCCTCAGCATCGCCCCCGGCATAGGTGTACGGGTTGTGGATCATCAACATCGCATTGGACGCGATCACCACCCGGTGCGCGCCGCATACCGCCACGCTGGCAGCACTCGCCGCCAGTGCATCGATACGACCGGTGCAGCGTTCGCCCAATCGTGACAGCGCGTTGTGCATGGCCAGGCCGTCGAACAGATCGCCGCCAACGCTGTTAAACGCGGCGATCACCGGCGAGACACCATCGTCCAGCGCACGCAGGTCCTGCACAAACTGATTGGCGGTGATTCCCCAGGTACCGATCTCGCCATAGACGAAGACTTCGATCACTCGCTCGGCGGCTTCGCCGCTGGTTTGCAGCGCATACCAGGTCTCATCCTGCACCGGTACGCGCTGACCAGCCCGGTTATATACGCGCGGTCGCGCCTTCTTGCTCATGGTTGCTCCTTTTCGTCGGTGGGGACGAAAGCTTCGAGAGTGTTGTAGTTGAGGCCCAACGCCGTCGCTCGGGCGAGGTCGGCGGCGTTTTCGGCGTCGACGGTTTCCGCGTCGTAACCGGTACGCAGGACCATCTCGCTGCGCGAGGCGAAGCCCGCTTGTACTTCCATGCGCCGCGCCTGAACGTCCTGCACCGGCTGGATATAGGCCCAGCCTTGCGGCACCCAACGGGTTCGCAGGTATTCGCGTCGACGCTGTGCGTAATCGTCCAGCTGCAGAACGCCGGAAAGCACAGCCATGTCCATCCAGGCCGCACGGACCGGGCGGCAAAGCTGATGCACGTACACGCTAAATTGCAGCTGCTCCAAGCGCCGGCGGAATTCGTTGAGCACGACCCGCAGCGCCCGGTCGTTCACCTCACGCATGTCCCCGGTGAGGATTTCGTACGGTGTGCCGGTACCGGCTGCCGCCGCCATCAGTTGCTGCCGCATGAAGTCCGGATAGTTGTTGCCGGCGTCCGGTGGCTTGGAGAACTCGACCTCTTCACCTGGCCCGAGCTCCTGCATGGTGCCGGGCTCCAGCGCGACCATCGGCGTGAAGCCATCACGATCCATACTCAGCGGTTGTCCAGTGACCGGATCACGTGGCACGGGACCGGAATCCGGCGCCGGCCGGCTGATGAAACCGGCAAACAGGTTGGCCACTTCCTGACGAAACAGCACCGCGTCATCGTAATTGTCGAGGCTGCGCAGGCGTTTGAGCACCGGCGACAAGCGCGGCACACCGCGCAATTGACCTGGCTCGACTGGTTCAAAGATATGCAGCACCTGCGCCGCTGGCACGCGAACCAATCGGTTGTAGCCGGCGTTCAGCGACGAGGCGTCGCGCGGATGCGCCAGGTACATCCAGTACGCCACGCGCTTGCCATCGGGTGTGAACTCGATCCCGGCGCGGATGACGTTGCCGTTTTTTGTGCATTCGAATTTGTCGTGCGGCACGAACTCCGGGGCCAGAATCTGCAGCTGCAGTGGCACAGCGAGGCCTTCGCTCAGGCTGCGCGGCCGGAGCCGCACGAAACATTCGCCTGAGGTTTCGACCGTGCGTGCCACAAGCGCCTGCTGGCCGTTGAAGTCGGTGCGTTCATCCGCATCTGACTCATCGACCCAGTCGTCCCACAGTTCCTGCAGCAACTTGCGCAGGGTTTCGTCGTCAGTCTTCGGCCTGGGCGTGATACCGGTGCCGATCAGGTTGCTGACGCGCTTGTCGATCACGTTGTAGGCATACGGATCGTTGCGCACCGCCGCCCGGGAACGAGAACGCAGGTTGCGCAGCGCCGGGGTGTTGATGCTGTTGATCCCATTGTCGGGAGCATCCCAGCCAGTCGAGCGTCGGCCCTCACCGGCGCCTTCGTAACTGGCCTTGATGTTCGACGGCAACACGAATCCGTTGCGAGTGAGCGTCGGATAGCGGGCCATTAGAGTCCCTTGCCTCCGTGGTACAGCCGAACGACGCGAGAGCGTGGCCCGGCAGCGCAGATCAGCGACGTGCGTATCTCGTCGCGAGCTTTGAGCAGCTCATCGACCGAACGGTATTCCACGGTTCGGTCGGTGTAGCGCACGGTTTTTTCACCGCGTGCTATGGCCGCTTCAACCGCATCGAGGTGCTTTTGCGTAAATGACATATCAGCGTCTCTTCAGGTAACCGCTGCTGGAGCTGCGGCGTTGAGGGGGCGGCGCCGCCGGTCGCGATTGCACGACCGCAGCAGCCGATTGCGGAACCGGTTGTGCCACAGCAGCTGATGCTGCTTGCCCGGGATTGCTGATGCGCTCGCCTTGCACAGGTTTGATACCCATCGCCTCGTCGAACAATCCAGACTGCGCCAGCGATTGCCGCACCCGCTCCCAGTCGTGTTCCTTGTAACGATTCAGGCCCAGGTAATGCGCCATCGCTAGGCAGTACACCATCAGGTCGAGTGCCTCGTTGCGCTCGGCCTTGCCTTTGACCCATTCGATGCGCTTGTGACCACGGATGTAACGCGCCACCTTGCGCTCAGCGACGCACTGATCAAAGAAGTCGTCGGGCAGGTCATTGGCGAAGTGCAACGACCCCGGGCCGGCTTCGAACGGATAGCGGTTGTAGATCCAGTCCTTCGCCGTGTCGGTCCCGACGAACCACAGCTCGGCGCCGTTGCGTTCGGTCTGACCTTTCCAGGTGACGTCGACCATGGACGGCCGCTGAGCAATCACCGGTTTGCCGGGTTTGCTCGCCCCCTTGATGGCGAACACGTTTCGCCAGCGGCGCACGCGGCAGAACTGGTAGACCTCGTCGGTATGGTGACCACCGGAGTCGACCGCCACCGCGAGAATGCCCAGACCGACACCACACGGGTGGCGATATTTGGCCTTGAGCAATTCGTCCAATGCGGCCCAGGTGCGCTCATCGGCGGGATCGCCCGAGATAATCTGGTAGTCGATGACCCAGCGCTCCATGCCGACGCCCCAGCCCATGGCCATGAACTCCAGGCGGTTAGCCTGGACGTCGACAGCACCCGTGATCATCAGCACCGCCGCCGGCATCGAACCCAGCCCGAAGAGTTCCGAGCGTGCCCGTGCTCGCAGCACATCGGCTTTGGTTTGCTCTTGAGCGGCGTCCCAAACCTTGGCCAGTCGGGTGTTATAGAACACCTGCATGGGTTCAAGGTCGCCCTTGGCTTGAGCCTTTTTCGCTTTCTCGAACTGCTTGGCCAGCGACTTCCAGTCCATCCAGCCGAGCGGCGAATACAACGCGTTGAGGTGAAAGCCTACTGTCTCGCCGTCACCTTCGGCATGGGCGCGCCACTCGCCGTTGGTGAGCATTTCGCCCTTGTGGTATTCCTCGATCAGCACGTCACAATCTGGCCCGGCGCACTGGTAGTGCACCACGCTGAAGTCTTTCGAGTAGTGCAGGCGCTCCCAATCCAATGTCTGCATATGCCCGCAGGACGGGCACGGCACGTAGTAGTGACGCTGGTCGCTGCCGTCGAACAGATCGGAAATCCGCGAGGCGCCCTTGATCGTTGGTGAGCTGGAAAAGTAGAACTTGGCATTGCGGCCGAAGGTACTGCCCCGGGTTTCCGCGAGCTCAATCGGGTCGCCCTCCTCCCCGATGTCCACTTCCCAGCGATCGATCTCGTCTCCGTAGATGTAGCGCGCAGACAGCTCCGACAAGTTGGCCGCCGAGCCTGCCGTGGTGACGTATAACGTCCCGCCCTCGAACTCCTTGGTGTCCATCGTGTTGCGCGAATCCCGCGAGCGGCTAGCCGCCACACGCTCGCGCAGCACAGGGGTGGCCTTGATCGTTTTGCCGATCCTCGACGACACACGCTTGGCCAGGCCAAGGCTGGGCAGTAGCGCCAGAATGTTCGACGGTGCCATGTGCATGAGGCCGCCGATCCAGTTCAGGCCGATCTGGGTTTTCATCAACTGCGACGCGACCATGGTAATCACACGCTTGCAGGGGTGAGCCGGCGAAAGGCAGCGCATGGGCTCACGAGCATACGGTGTACGCGAGGTGCGGTATTGGCCGGGCTCAGCGGCGCCGGTATCGCGCGGGATGCGCATGTACTCGTCGGCCCACAGGTCGATCCAGACATCCGGGTCAGGCCGCAGCCCACGGAAATACGCCTCACGGTACACCTCTGCGCCGTCAGGAATTTCCGGGGCCATAAGGTCAACTCGTAGTCAGTGCGTGTACAAGGTCCGCTGAAGACATGCGCTCGGCGTCCTCCAGCGAGCGGCGGATCGCCGCCGTCAAGTGCTTCTCGATTTCCCAAGGGTCGGTCATCGATGCCAGTTCGGGTGCCAACTGCGGGGGCATGCCGAGCAATTGATCGCGGAGCATGCGGCCAGCGTTGTAGGCGCCCGTCTTTACCGCGGTCACGGACACCAACGAACCCTTGGCCTTGTGCAACTCGATCTCGGCCAGCTGGGCCAGGTTGTGTTCACGCAACGCGCGAGCCTTTTGAAAATCTGGCAGCGCCGCCGCTGGGCTCACCGTGGGCGGCGGCGCAGCAGTTGAAGTCGGTTCAACGTGACTGGATAACTGGCTGTACACATCACGCTGTAGCCGGTCATGATGGTGCCGATCCGCGACGCCGGTTTTGCTCGGGTCTGCGGTGTCGCGAATCAATGCTTCGCTGGCCGTGACGTCGACCTGTTTTCCGTCGGCAGTGAGTACCAGGCGGTTGTTGTTTTTCAACCAGGTGATGTAGCTGGGCGCCCTGCCGATGCGAGCCGCGAAGGCGCTTTTAGACAGGTACATTGGTTCTGTCATAAACCCTCCTTTCAACGGCTTTTCAATGCAAACCTTTCAATTTCAATGGATTGAATTTCAGTAAGCTGGCAACCCTGTCGCTAACACTTTCCCGCGGGTTTCCGACCCCGTACCCCCCGAATAACCCCAGGGTCCCCGGCAGTTTTCGGCGCCCCAGACCAGAGCATCACCCCTGCTCCCCACCTGCAGGTGGCACTTCGCAAACGCCCAACCGCTTGGCGGCCCAGCGTTCGTACAACCCAATGGCAACATCGGCACCCGCCATTGCGGTCAGGCAACCCAAGCTGCCGGCCGTCCAGATCGTCATACCAGCGCCGATCATCAGCATCATCGCTGACACTCCGCAGACAATGCAGGCACCGGACCGAAGTGCCAGGCGCCTCAACAATGCCCAGCCCCGCGCCCCGTCCTTATCGGCTCGCCACATCTCACCCGATACACCGCCTACCAAGGCCAGGACGATCACTAACCAGATCGGCATCTCTGCCAGCGCTTGCTGCTCATTCGTCATCGCCCTACCCCATAAACGCAAAAACCCGGCGTAATGGCCGGGTTTGGTGTGTGGTGCATGCCGATCTCTGCGGTCGCACCTATCGAAGATGACTACTTTTTACAGGTCGAATTTACTGGCAGCAACCCCACTTTAATGCCACCCGGTGAATATGTGGGTAACGCAGGGTGAACGCCTAGGCAATGTCGGTGAATACACCACCTCGGCTATCAGTTGCTGTGGCGTTGTCCCATCTGTCCCACCTTTCATAATCGAAGTGGGACGCCTGAGAGTGCCTAAATTCGGGGCGTCGCCCCACAGTCCTACTTTTCTATCTTCTTTCTCGTGTAAAGAAAGGAATTGAATAACACGCGTGCGCGCCACGGGCGCGTGCTGGTACCCGCTTCGCTCACATGGGCGGGAGACTCCAACAGGCGGGACGGTGGGACAGCCCAGCAACGACGCGGCCCGCGCTTGTCCCACTACGTTAAAACGCAGTGGGACAAGGCGGGCCAGTGGGACAACAACTGCCGGAGTCATGCCTGGGGTCACGCAGCTTTCCCCATCAACATGCCGGCAATGTACTCATGAGCCTCATGCAAGCGCTCGTAATAGGTTTTACGGCAGCAGCCGCAATGCGTGATTTTCTGCGACAGGAAGCTCTCGTGATTGCAGTAGTGCTCCCACACCACCACCGACAACTGCGGTGGCAGGTGCTTGTTTACGATCAGTTCAATGTCTGCCGATTCATCCAGCAGCACCCGGCTGCCGCGAGTACCCCGAATCAGCTCCCCTTTGCACTCCATCAACATGGCGATCATGTTGCCGCCGCTCGCCCCACCGAAGGACGTGGTCATCGGCGAGTGCAGATCCTCGGCCCAAAGTTTGAGCATTTCATCAATTCGCTTAATCACCGAAGCATGGCTCCTCAATCGGTTCCACCTTCAACGCCGAAGCGCCGCCCCATCCTGCGGGTTTCTTGTAAGCCCACGGACGCTGCCCACTCTTCACCAAAGGCGGCATACGTGTTCGCCGCCAACCGAGACGATGCATGATTGCCCCGACGCGCATTTGTTCTGGCTTGCCCCAGTGACCAAAGTCGAGCTTCAGCGCATTGGTCAGTACTTCACTGCCTGAGGTGGTTTCACCGATCTGCGACTCCTCCAACCATGTCAGGATTGGCCCTTCCCATTCGTCCACAACAAAGCGTTCGTCCTGTGCCTCGGCGAACATTGGTGCTTCACCTGGCGTTACCCACCAGATGTCGCCCGCCTCATAACAGAACATCGCTTCAGCCCAGAGCTGGTCGCGAATCTCGCGCAGTTTTTCCAGATCAACCTTGGTACAGGCCACCGGCCAATAACGCCGGTTGCCGGTGGCGTCCTTGAGGTACTCGTCCTGGTTGGTCGTACCCACGAACACACACTGGCGCGGCACGTCGTTCGTTCTGCGGCCGTAGCTCTCGCGGTACGTATCGGTCGACGCCGAGAAGAACTGCTTGGCCTTGGTGCTTTCAGCCTTGTTGAAGCTGTCCAGCTCCCCCAGCTCGACAATCCATTTGCCGCGAATCGCCTGAAACCCGTCCTTGTCACCCAAAGCGAAAGGCGTATCCATAAACCACTCACCGCCAAGGATGCTCATCGCTGTCGACTTACCAGCCCCCTGCGCGCCCTCAAGAATCATCACCGAGTCAGCCTTGCAGCCGGGCTTCATCACCCGTCCCACCGCCGACAACATCCAACGCTTACCGACCTTGGCCGAGTAGTCGCTGGCCTGAACGCCCATGACATCCGTGAGCCAACTATCCAGCCTAGGCACACGATCCCATTCGAGCTTGCTCAGATACTCCCGCACCGGATGAAACGCATGGTCATGGGCCACAACGCTCACCGCCTCAATCACTTGAGTCGACTTAACCCGCAGGTTGTATTGCTGTGCGAGCCACTTCATCACCCGAACGTCATCGATGTCGGCCCAGTCGCCCGTACCGCCGCCATAAGGCGCAGATCGTAACTTGACGATCTTCGAGCTGAAGGCGCTATAAGTGATCACACCGGCCCAGCGTTCGTCGTTGCCGAGAATCAGCTCGACATTCTGCATGTGCACGATCAGGGCGCCGCTTTCGGTTCGGGCCAATTGATCTTTCCAACCACCTGCTGCCGGTGGCTTGACTACCGACAACACTTGACGGCGAACAGCCTCCAAGCCTTCGGCAACATGCAGGTCATTGAAGTCCGTCCACTTGTCTTCTCGCTCACCGGAAAAGATCGGCGCGACCACCTGGCCACCAACGATTAACGCCGCGTTGTTGGCCTTCTCTTCACCCGGGTTCCAGGCATCGCCATTCGGGCGCTTGGTCTTCCAGTCATCGTCGCGACAGACAATCAGCGGACAGCCCGGGAAACGCTCACGCATGGCCTTGCAGACCACCAACAAGTTGCCCGCGTCGAAGGCGATAGCCACTGTCAGCGACGTCGCCATGTGCAGGCTTGCGCCCGTGGCATAGCCTTCACACACCAGCACCGGCTCGCCCGGCTCCGGGTGTGGACCGACCAAGTGAAAGGCGCCCTCTTTCGACATGCCATAGGGCCAGTAGGATTTATCCCGTCCGGTGTCTTCCTGCTTGGCTGGAAACACCACCTGCAGGCCGACGATCTGGTCCCGCACATTGCACATAGGCACCAAAAACGCGCCGGAGCGCGGTGCGTAACGAACGCCAAAACCGACGATCTGCTTTCGATCCAGATAGTCGCTACGGCCCTTCTCCGACATGCGTTTGAACAGCCCCGCAGCTCGGTTCGCCGCTCGACGTGCCGCATTGGCCGCGATCTCAGCAGCGCGGCGCTTAGCGTCTTCTTGTCGAGCACGCATGACCTCGCGCTCTTCGGGTGACATCCGTCCGGCCTTGAGCTTAATCTTCTGCGTCTCGCCCGAACGCCAATCACCGAAGCTGCCGAAGATCAGCGTTTCATTCTTCTCGGTGCGATGCTCGTGGATAACGTACCAACCGTTTTTTTCCTTCCCCTTGTCTTGGGAGGTCTTGCATCGAGTCAGCTTGCCGAAGATCAACGGCTGCTCAGGCTCAAGACCGTAGTCTGCGAACTGACCGAGAACTTCATCGAGCATGTCGAGCCTCCAACACTTCATCAACCGCCTGACAGGACACGCAGTAAATGCACCCTTGCACAGCTAGACGACGAGCTTCGGGGATAGGCTCCTCGCAGTTTTCGCAGTACATGAAAGAGTGAGCGGCTGTCACAGGCTTGACTGCGTTTCGAGCAGCCAGCGCCTGGTCAAGTCGCTCCTGCACCAGGTCATTCGCAAAGTCTGCGATGTCAGCCATGGTCGGCCCCCCGCGTTGTCTGGTTGACGTAAGTCGCGCGGTTGAACATCCCCAGCAGCCCTTGAATGCCGCGAAACACCTGCAGGCGAATCGCGGCCAATTCATGGTCAGTCACCACACCGTCGCCAATGCTCTTGGCCCAAGTCTCAGCCAAGTCCGCCACCTGCCGAAAATACTCAGCAATGCCGGTGGTCAAAGTTTCAGGCATGTCGTTGGTGTACGCCTCAGCCAGTTCCTGCCAAGTCGTATCCCCCACTAACGCGTGCACCGCATCCAGAATGCGGCGGTCCTTGGTCAGCTCCAGGATCTCGCCAAATTCCTGAATATTCACGGTGTGGCTGGGATGGGTTGGCGACAGTTTGTGCTGCAGCGTTGTGGCGTTTCTGCCGGTGGTGGCGGCGATTGCAGCGGCACCGCCGGGATAGTCCCGGGCAGCATGGTAAAGCGCTAAATCGAGCGGCAGGATTTCCCGCTGCGCCCGTTCTACAGAACTCAGAGCGATTCGGCTCATGGCATTAATCCTTACAGGTTGCCAGTGCCTCGCGACATGTAGTGGTGATACATTTGCCGCGTGGCTTGAAAGGGCCCAAACGCCGGCTAGATCTTCAGGATCGACACCGGCACCGTGCCGAGGAGAACGATCCGTCGTTCACCTCTGGCGCAACAACTGCCCAATCTGTGGTGGAAAAGGCAGCAACACCAAGGCATCCGTGCTTTGGAAAGCGCGGTAAAGAACGACGGTCTGCATGTGGTGTGCCCGTCTATCTTTACCGCGACCCGACAGCGCTGTGGTGGTGCGTGCCGGGAGGAACTGGGCGGCCTTTGGGTCGCCTTTTTTCTGACTATGCTATGCAACAGCCTTCTGTGGTGCAGATGCATTGAGCAACCAGGTGGACTCGAACGAGTTGCCCTTCTGCTTTGCGGCTGCTGCCAAAAGCACAGCATATTGGGTTTCACCGGTGTAGTCGGTTCGCGGCAGGCTTGCTGCCTGACGCCACTTGTTCAATGCCTGATAACTCCTGTCGCAAACCTTAGCCGCGGCCCCAATGCCGCCGACTGACTCAAAAGCAAACGCAATGGCGTTCGGAAAATCTGCGGGGTCCAACATGGCAACCTCCATTTATCAACTCGGAGTTGATATTAAACATCAACTGACTATTGCGCAAGCTCCGTGGCACTCTCAACCTATGGTTGATAAAAACGTATTACGCGCTGCTTTTAGCTCGCGCCTACACGAAGCTCTCGACGATGCCGGCGTACGTAGCCGGGGTCGTGGCGTGGACATCCATCGTCAATTGAAGAGTTTGGGAGTGGATAAGACTACTCAGGCGATCAGCAAGTGGCTGAACGGCGAAGCCATGGCGGAAGCGGACAGCATGGTTGCTCTTTGCTCTTGGCTGAAAGTGCGTCGGGAATGGCTTGAATATGGCGTGCTTCCAAAGGGGCTGATTGGAGAAAGCAATGTGCGCCAGTTGGTCGTTAGTGATGAGAGCAATGTCAGCGAAATCAACCAGCGATTTGGCAAGGTCCCTTTGATTTCTTGGGTTCAAGCAGGCGCATGGTGCGAGGCAGTTTCAAATTTCGAATCCTACGATGCCGACTCTTGGTTATCTTGCCCTGTTCCGATCAGCAATCATGGATATGCACTAAAAGTTCTCGGCGATTCGATGACGAATCCCGGGCCGGGACGAAGCTATCCCACTGGCTGCATCATCTTTGTTGATCCCGAAGCCGAAACCAAGACAGGAGATCGAGTGATTGCTAGGGTTCCGCGCACTAACGAAGCTACATTCAAAGTACTAGTGGAAGACGCTGGAAGGCAGTTCTTACGTCCAATCAATCCGCAATATCCAATCATTGACATTACGGAGGAAACCCACATTTGCGGGAAAGTTGTAGGTTCATTCATCCCTGAATAACCTCTCAAACTTACCTCTGAATGCCGGATCTAAACTATTTGAGTAGCATTGGAAAAATTTGTAGCATCTCCACTTTCAACATAGTCACCCAGCAACACACTAAAACCTTTTGAAATTAAAAAACGCCCCATCTCATTAAGATACTTAACATCATCACTCAAGCGACCAACGGATATTATCTGCTCTCCTAATTTTGTCGCTCGATAGCCAAGCAAAGAGATTTTCTCGTTCTTATCGACATGCCTTACAATTAAACACTTCTTGGAAGCTCTTATAATTCGCACCCATCTGTCATTCGATTTCTGCAGGGACGTATTATTTTGCAACCCTCCTGTGCTAACACCGGATAAGACCCCCAGGTTCTCCAATTCAAGAAGCTCATCAAAACTCAGCAGTTCATTAGTTCTATCACCCTTCCAGACTAGCCCCTCAACCAACAGACATGAAAGTCTTTCAATCAGCTTTGCCTCTGACTGAGATAAGTTCCTTAAGAACTCTAAACAGCGGAGTGAATACTTCCCCGGAGCCTTTACCTCACCAGCTAATAACCTACCCCAGAGCCCTTGCATATCATTAGATGAAACATCACCTGCGTAGTCACGCCACCTAAACAACCAATCTTCGTCAACTTTTTCCTTCGGCGGCTCCTGAGAATCATTCAATACGAACTCTTCAGCATGAATAATTGCCTTAACAACATTTATCTCTTTTCTAAGTGAGTCTGCGGCTTTTCGCTTATTAGAATCATTTACAAGAAATTCAAAATCAAGTGTAGGCTCTACTCGACTAACGACATCAGATCTATTATTTTTTCCAGCAAACTCTATCTTTAGAGAAAAGTCAGCCAAGCTTTTATTGCCGCTTTGTATTTCTTTTACCTCATGCTCTGCTTGGGCCAAAACTAACATCTCAGCTCTACGCACTTCAATGTTAGCGATCCCTTCCCGACGCGTTTGGCTCGGCCTGAAAATCGCACCAATCCCTTTTTCCGAAAGCGTTTCCCACATCCTAATAATTAACTTTTCGCCAGGCAAATCCATGCACTTCCCCCACTAAAATATGAAATTACTTCTATCGTGACATCAATCATTTCTACTGTTTGAGTTGATATCTATCGAAAGCGCTTAAGGTTGTGTTGATGTTACGGGCAAAGCTGGAGGCACAGGAGCTGGCGTCGCAATGGGTAACGCCGGAGGAACAGGTGCTGGAGCCGCAATCGGCAACGCCGGAGGAACAGGTGCTGGAGCCGCAATCGGCAACGCCGGAGCAGCAGGTGCTGGAGCCGCAATCGGCAACGCCGGAGCAGCAGGTGCTGGAGCCGCAATCGGCAACG